ACTTCCTGGGCGCCGACTGGGTGGCCGAGCAGTTCCTGCTCACCCCGCACGAGGTGCAAGAGATCTACGGCAAGGACGTCGGCAAGGCCTACACCGCCTATCACCGCGACGACGTGCGTGGTGCGGATCCCTGGACGCTGAACAATTCGACCTGGACCGGCGAGGCGAGCAAAGACGACAAGGACTGCGACTATTGCTGCGTCTGGCAGATCTACTGCCGCAAGGACGGCCTGGTCTACGAGGTGTGCGACGGCTACGAGGACTTCCTGCGCGAGCCGGCCAGCCCCGAGATCTACAACGAGCGTTTTTACCCGTGGTACACGCTGATCTTCAACGAGGCGCCGAACGAGAAGGAGATCTTCCCGCCCTCCGACGTGCGCCTGATGATGGACATGCAGCGCGAATACAATCGCTGCCGTGAGGGGCTGAAGGAGCAGCGCATCGCAGCTCGGCCGTTCACCGCGATCGTCGCCGGCGCCATGGAGGAGGACGATCTCGCCAAGCTCTCCGAGCGTGAGGCCAACGCAATCATCGAGCTCAACGCCCTGCAGCCGAACCAGGACATCAAGAACCTGCTGCAGGCCTACGCCGGCCCCGGCATCGACAACAACCTGTACGAGGTGAACCCGGTCTACGAGGACGTCCTGCGCGTGACCGGCATCCAGGAGGCCAACCTGGGCGGCACGTCCGACGCAACAGCCACGCAAGCCAACATCGCCGAAGGTTCGCGCATGACGTCGATGGGATCCAACATCGATGATCTCAACGACCTGATGACACAGATGGCGCGCAACGGCGGCCAGATCCTGCTCACCGAGGTTTCACGTCCAACAGTCGAGAAGATCGTCGGTGTTGGTTGCGTCTGGCCGGAGATGTCGCGCCAGGACATCGCGCAGGAGGTGCTGCTCGAGATCGAGGCAGGCTCCATGGGCCGGCCAAATGCAGCGCAGGAGGTGGCGACAGCGCAGCGCGTCTACCCGCTGCTGATCCAGTTGCCGGGCATCGATCCAGAATTTTTGGCAAAGGATCTGTTGCGGCGCATGGACGATCGGCTCGATCTCACGCAGGCCTTCAAGTCACAGCTGCCGTCGATCGTCGCCATGAACAGCATGTCGCAAGGTCAACTCCCTGGGACGGGACTGCCGGCCGGCGCAGCGCAAGGTCCGCAAGGAAAGGACAACGCTGCGGGGCCGGCAGAGCAACCGCCTGGCGGGCCGCCCGACGCAGCGCAGCAGCTCGGCGGTGCAGGCGCTTCGCCGCCGCATCCGAGCGGCGCACCAGGCACGCCGACTTTGCAATAATTTCTTTTTCGGATAAGGTCCGCGCCTCAAGGGGGAGTTTTGTGGGCGATGAGGTCAGCGGCCAATGGCCGACGACGCATTGCCTGCTTCCGACACTTCGGCGCCGCCAGTCTCCTCACCAGAGTCTGCGGCAACTTCACCTGCGTCTACCGGCGAAACCTCTGCGCCGTCGCCAAGCGCACCATCCGACAATCAGGGCGAAACCCGAGAAACCTTACTGCAGGCTGTGCAGAAGGCAGTCCCCGAACTGCGAACCTCACAGACCGAAGAAGAACCGGGAGGCGTTCCGCTCGCGCCCGCGTCAAAATCTGATCCGGCCAAATACCCCGACGAAGCTCCCGCTGGAGATGGTGATCTCCCAGAGGAAGTGACGGCGGAAGAACTTGCCAAATACCCACCAGCGTCCAAAAGACGTGTCGAAAAACTTCTCGAGCAGCGAAAAGCATTACGGGCTGACATCCAGCGTCTACAAGGTCTCGAACCGCAGGCCAGAGCGGCCGAGAGCGTCACCAAATATCTCCGCGACAACGATATCGGTCAGGATGATTTTTTGCTGACGCTCGAGCTCGCCGCGGCGATGCGGCGCGGCGACTTCAGGACGTTCTACGAGGGCGTCAAACCGTACATGCAACTGGCCGAGGAATATCTCGGCGTGCAGCTACCCCAGGATCTGCAGCAGCGGGTGGCTGAAGGTCACATGACAACGCAGGCCGCTCGTATGTTCGCACGCGAGCGCATGGATCGAGCGATTGCTGAAAGTCAGCGCGTTCGCCAGGCGCAGCAGTACGACCAGACGACGACTGCGCACGCCCAGATGCAACTCGCCAATTCGGTGGCCGCTGAAGTTAATCGCTGGGAAGAGGCAACGCAGAAGGCCGATCCAGATTATGCGCGAAAACAAGCCGCTGTGCAGGACACGATGTGGGCTGTGGTGCGCGAGAAAGGCGCACCGCAGTCGCCGGAACATGCCGTCGCGATCGCGAAGGAAGCGTATCGGCGTGTGAATGAGCGTTACAGCTCCTGGGCTCCTCCGAAACGCCCAACATCGTCACAACCGCGCAGCACGGGCAAAACCAACGGCGCGGCGCCGGAGGCCAGAACCCTGCTCGAAGCAGTGCAACAGGCCAGAGAACGCGCTCGCGTCTGAAAGGGCGCGCGTAAATGCCAACATATACCCAGCCGTTGCTGGATCACATCACAACGGCAGCGCTGGATTGGTGGTTGAACAAAGGCACCGCCTTCCAGCAAGCGATCCAGGAGAAGCCGCTCCTGGCCCTGATGGAGAGCAAGGCAAAGACGTTTCCCGGCGGCAAGGGCGACATCGTCATCAGCGTCAAGGGCGACTATGGCAACACGGCCGCACCTGGCACGGGCGACAAGCTGGTTGGTTATGAACTTTCCGACACCGTCAGCTACTACACTCCCGCCAACCTCAAGCAAGCGCGGTTTGCATGGCGCGAGCACCACATCGGCATCAGCTTAACGCACTCGGAGCTCAAGACCGATGGCATCAGCGTCGTTGACACCAACGGCGAAGACACCAGCGAACATTCCGGCCGCGATGACACCGTCCTGGTCGGACTGCTTAACGATGCGCTCGAGGACGTAAGCGAACAGTACGCCCGCGGGCTCAACAACCTGCTGTGGACGAACGGCGTTGCCGACGCCAAGGCTTTGGCCGGCATGGCCGCGCTCATCACCGACACGCCGGGCACCGGTGTCGTCGGCGGCATCGATCGTGCCACCAAGACCTGGTGGCGCAACCGTGCCTACACGGCGGCGATGGCAACGGCGATCGGCACCACACCAGCTCTTGCGGGCTGGGGCGGCGGCCCGATCACGTCATCGGCAACCGGCGGCGGCGCGCTCATCACGCTCCTGCAGAAAGAGTATCGCCAGCTCTCCCGTTACGGTGGACGTCCGAACACGGGCTTCTGCGGCAGCGACTGGCTCTCTGCTTTGGAGAGTGAGCTGCGGGCCAACGGCAACTACTCGATGACGGGGTACGCGAGCGGCAAGGACGTCAGCGTTGGTCAGATCTCCTACATGGGGACCGACTTCGAGTACGACCCGACGCTCGATGATCTCGGCAAGAGCAAGCGCATGTATTGGTTCGACTCGAGAGACGTGTATTTGGTCAAGATGGATGGCGAGTGGCGTCACCAACACTCACCAGCTCGTCCGCCAGATAAGTACGTCATGTATCGAGGCATCACCTCGACAGGCCAGCTCTGTGCGCGCCGGCTGAACTCAGCCGCCGTCATCGATATCGCCTGACAAAAGAACCGGAGACCGCCGCGCGCGTGCGGCGGTCTTCTCACAACCGAAAGGAAGACAAATGCCGAAGATGCACTGGTGTACCGGCAGGGTGAACCTCGCCGGCAAGGGTTTTACGGTCATCTGGTTTGATCAGACCAACATGATCTCCTGGCCGGAAGTGCAGGTGATCATGGCGCTGCACGAAGAGGAAAATGTTTTTGAGGTTAAGCCTGGCGCAATCGGCGAGACGTCGATCGCCGCCGAGAAGGAGCGCCTCGCACTCAAGTACGGCAGGGTCGTCGAGCATGTCTTCCCAGGGCGCAATTCGCGCATGGAGATGCTGATGCCGGCCGAGACCGAAGATCTGCCGCTCGCCGACGCGCATGGCCAGATCATCGAGCCGCACACCATGGTCAGCGTCAACGGCAACGGTCATCCCGTCGAGGAGCCGCCGGCACCGACACCGCCACCGCCGGCACCAGACAATCAGGACGATGAGGACGAAGACGCCGCCCCGCCAGGGGCGCCGATCGGCCCCGCCGTCTTCAAGCCAGGCAAACATCAGCGGCCAGCCAAAGGTGCCTGATGCCGCTCGGCGTGACACTGCTTGAGCTGCGCCGCGATCTGCGCGCCGAGACTGGGCAATCGCTTAACCCAGCTCAGGGCGTGCAGTCGCAGCTCACCCAGGACAACCAGCTCAACCGTCAGCAGATGGAGCTGTGGGACGCATGGACCTGGCCGCACCTGACCCGTTGGGTCGACAAGCCTTACCAGGCCGGCCAGGCGGTCTATGATTTTCCCGAGGACATGCCGTTCGACCAGATCCGGCGCATCATGATCGCCGAGGGCGGCAACGGCGGCTGGCAAATACTGCGCTACGGCATCCACGCTTTCGACACCGGTCCCACGCAGTCGCCAGGCACGCCGCTGCGCTGGGGCAACCAGGTCAGCGTTACTGACGGCAAGACCGACCCGATCGGCAAGCTCCTCCTGGTGCCGACACCGGTCGGCGACGGCACCATGCGCTTCGAGGGCCAGGCGCCGTGCAACCCGCTGGTCGCCGACGACGACACCTGCGTGATTGACAGCAAAGCGATCGTGCTGTTCGCGGCCGCCGAGATCCTCGCCTTCCAGAAGGTGGAGGCGGCAGCGCTCAAGCTGACCAAGGCGCAGAATTATCTGCGCAAGCTGCTGATCAACAACGGCGCCGACAAGCGCATCAATTTCAACATGGGCGGCAGCAGCCGCAGCTCCGGCATCGATCACTTCGGCGCGCGGCCCTATCGCGGGTATGTGCCGGGCATCGATTACATTCCGTGAGGTGCGATGCCGTACTTCACCATCACCGACTTTGCGGCCGGGCTGGATCTGCGTCGATCGTCGCTGACGGCGCCACCCGGCACGCTGCGTAAGCTGCTCAACGCCCACGTCACGCCTGGCGGCGAGATCGAGAAAAGATTTGCGTTCGTCCCGTTCGCCACCGTCCCAGCCAACAGCCAGGGTTTGGTTGAGCTGCAAGGCAAGCTCTACACCTTTGTGCCGGGAGGTTCCGCCACCAATCCGCCGACGGCGCCCTGGGGCATCGGCACGATGGAGCTCGACTGCACGACGATCAACGAGATCGTCGATTACGACTTCTTCGACAACAAGGCGTTTGTGGTGGCGTTTGTCGATGGCGATACCACCGTCCCAGTTCACTTCTACGACGGCGTCGTGGTGCCGGATGCGCAGGGTCTCTACGTTCGCACTTACAAGAACAAAATATTTGCGGTCGAGCGGGGCATTCTTTTCTTTTCGGCCGATGGCGATCCGACCGACTGGACGGTCGATGCGAGCGCGGGCTTTATCGATCTGTCGCTCGGTGACAGCGATATGTCTGACGCGCTGGCGCTCGAGGTCTACTACGACAAGCTGGCGATCCTCTCGAAGACCGCCACGCAGCTCTGGGTGATCGATCCCGATCCGCTGCAGACGCAATACGCGCAGACGCTGCGCCAGGCCGGCACGGTGGCGCCACGCTCGGTGCTCTCATACGGATCCGGCGACGTGCTCTACCTGGCGCCCGACGGCATCCGATCGCTGCGCGCGCGCAACGCCTCGCTTGCTGCGTCAGTTTCGGACGTAGGCTCGCCGCTGGATCCGGTCATGCAGGCGCTGTTTCGCGCCTACGGCGAACCGTACATGGATCACGCGATCTCGATCCTGCAGCCGGTCACCGGCAGGTTTTGGATCATCCTGCCCGATCGCGTCTACATTCTGTCGGCGTTTCCTGGCCCGAAGATCACGGCCTGGTCCGAATATCATCCCAGCGTTGAGATCTCAGGCGCCGATACCCGGTTCACCATCAACGCAGCCACTACACATCGCCAGCACGTCGTTGTGCGCGACCTCGACAACAACGTCCTTGCCTACGGCGGCGCCGACGACACCGGCATTGTCATGGACTCGTGTCCGGTTGAGGTCGAATTTCCGTATTTGTCGGGCGACAAGCCGGCAACGCAGAAGAGCTACCAGGGCATCGACGCGGCTGCGACCGGCGAGTGGGACGTCTACGCCGCCATCAATCCCGAGGACGAAACCGCCGAGGACTATCTCGGCAAGATCATCGGGCCGACGTTCATGCAGGGGCGCCAGGCGATCGAGGGGCGCTCGACGCATATCTCGCTGCGGCTGCGATCGGCGGTGCCTGGTCCGCTCACATTGTCGAACCTGTCGGTGCATTATCAGGGCGCAGAACAGTCATGACGGTGAGTATCTCAACCGGCACTCACGACGCCGTGCGCCATGTGGTCGATCACATGCGTGAGAGCGATCGCATCGAGATCTCGGCGACGACGCCGAACATGGATCCCGAGGAGCTCACCAGGCGCATCATGCTCAACGCCGACATGGTGTTTGTCGCGCGCCACGATGGCGTGCCGGCGAGCTGCTGGGGGTTGATGCCGATGTGGCCGGGCGTCGGCTACGCCTTCTGCTTCGGCACCGACGACTGGGGCTCGGTGCTATTGGCGATGACAAGGCACGTTCGCCGGTTTATGGTGCCGCTACTGCTGGACACCGGCTTCCATCGCGTGGAGACGCGCAGTCTGGCGACCCGGCAAGACGTGGGACGCTGGCTCGAGATCTTCGGTGCAGAGGCGGAAGCTGTCTTGCGCGGCTCCGGCGCGCGCGGCGAGGATTTTATCCTCTACAGGTGGCTCAGTGATGAGCGCCCCGCAGCGAAGATCCACAACGCGCCCGGCAATCACCATCCGGCTGGCGACGATCGACGACGTCGACGAGCTCACCATGCTCGCGATGACGTTGCTGCGCGAGAGCCCGACCTACCTCAAGCTGTTCTCGTGCAATCCGGCGGCAACGACGAAATATCTGCGCGCGGCGATCGGCAGCGGCATCTGTCCGCACATTGTCGCGGTGCATGAAGGAAGGATCATCGGCGTGGTCTCGTATTCGCTCGACGCATCGTTCTCCGACAACAAGTGCGCGGTGCTGGGCGAGCTGTTCGTCTACAAGGAATTTCGCTTCACGCCGGCGGGTCGCATGTTGACGTGGACGGCATTTGATCTCGCCAAGGGCGATGGCGCCACCGCGATGCACATTCCGATCGCCGGCGGCCACGAGGCGGTCCCGACACTGAAAAACATGCTGCGAAAATTTGGTGCCGAGGAGATCGGCGTCATCATGCGAAAGGTGCTGTGATGGGCGGGAAATCCAGATCCTCAAACAACGCACAGCTGCAGTTCGAGATGCAGCAGGCCGAGGAAGCAAAGCAGAAGGAGGCCGAGCGCAAGGCTCGCCTTGAGCAGGGCAAGCAAGCGATCGATCAGATCTTCGCCGGCGGCGGTTTCGACGATGCCTTCTACAACAAGTACCGAACCGCCGAGCTCGCCAACGCGACAGACCAGCTCAGCAACCAATACAACAAGCAACTTGACCAGACGCGCTACAACCTGGCGCGCGCCGGCCTATCGCGATCGAGCGCGGCCAACCAGGCCAAGACTGATCTGCTCGCGCAGAAAAATTTCCAGGACATCGGTTTCCGCACGCAGGCCGACCAGGACGTCGCGCAGTTGCGCTCCGGCATCCAGGGCCAGCAGCAGTCGGCCTATAACCAGCTCTACGGCACTGAGGATCCTGCGCTTGCGGCTAACGTCGCAACCGGCATGGTCAAGCAGTCGCAGATTGCGCAGCCGAACCTGCAGCCGCTCGGCGAGCTGTTCAAGCCGCTGGTGATCGGATCGATCTCGGCCGGGCAGAACCTGCTCGACAATTATTTTGCCAATACCGGCGGTCTGACCCCGCGCAATCCGCGCGGGCAGGGGTCGATCTCAAACACCGGCGACAACCCAGCGTGATCTCTCATGTGTGAACCCATGATGATTGGCATCATCGGCGCCGTCGCATCGGCTGCGTCGAGCTTTGCCAGTTACTCGGCGCAGCAAGACGCCATGAATAAGCAGGAGCAGGCCAACAACGCCTGGGTGGCCTACCAGCGCAAGCAGCGCACCGAGGCGTTCCAGCGCGAGGAGGAATATCGCCAGAAGGCCGAGGCCGCCCGTCAGGCTTCGCTGCAGGAGCTCACACCCGACAAACAGAAGGAAGCGCAAGCCACCGAAGAAAAGCGCGTGCAGCAGGACATCACGCCGGAGAACTTGAAGGACCAGATCCCAGTCGTCGGCGATGAGCTGCTGCGTGGTCTGGGCGGCGCGGATCCGATGGTCACGCAAGATCTGCAGAAGAGGGTCAACAACGCCGCGGTCGATGCGCGCAAGCGCATCGCCAACCTTGCCACCATCCAGTCCTACGGCGGCTCGCAATTCGGTCTGCAGAACCGTGCGCAGGATCT